CATCTGGATTATGATCAGACTTGCGAGCAGCGTGTCTGGTATCACCGATCCAGCCATCCGATGCGCGGTCACGATCTGGGAATGAGTCATCGATCTGCTCCCTCAACTGGATAGCAGCCTTAGAGAGTTTTACCTTCATCCAAGTAAGAGCTTCGCTTCATCTTCTGAGATGCCTAGCTTTGCCAGTAGTGCAGCCTTAGCCTCAGCCTTGGTTGCAGCTTCTGCTTCTGCCGCTAGGCGATCTGCTTCTGCCTGTGCTGCTGCTGCTTCATTGGCTGCAATTTCATCGGCTGTCAAAGGACGCTCGATGACCTCACCTGTTTTGCAGTTGATTTCCATTGCTGTTGTCATTGTTGCTCCTTATGAGTTTTTGACGCCGTAGAGATAGAAAGATGAACCTGAATCTAAATTGCTACTTCTTGCAGAAATAGTTAAAGAAGAAATTGCCGTTGTGTCTGAATAAAGATTAGCAATAGCCTGTACATAAACATTTCCGCTTGTAATGTTCTGTTCAAAAACACTTGCAGAAGATGAAGGCTTATTTGTTGAGCCAGCGTAATTTGGTAAATACCACTCTGTGGATGCAAAAGTATTGCTTGTGGAAGTTGAACCATTTATTGCACCTAGATAAGCTTTAGATGCTCCAAATTGATCGCGACTAGAAAGAGGAGCATTTCCATCTCCCAAAATCGAAGTATAAGTATTGTTTGCACTTGTTCCGTTTATGGAAACAACTAAAGTATCAGAGGCACTAGCTCTTGTGCATCTAGATGTTGCCCTTAATACCAAATCAGTATAAGTCGAAGGAATAGCAGAAAATGTCACGCTTGCTGCCGCTGTTGAAAGCACATTGCTTGCGATAAGTTGATATGTAACTGGCATGTTAAGCCCTCAAGATTCCGTATAGTGTGGCTGTGGTGCCCGTGGCAAGGTTGCCGTTGATGCCAGTAAGTGTGATGCTTGTAATTGCGGAAGTATTACGCCATAATCCAACAAGTCTCAAAACATTTCCTGACCCGTTTTGATCTGCTTCGGAAGTATACAGAACAGTTTTATTGGTTGAACCTGTGTAAGAAAAGATGTCAATCAAAGACATAGCAGGTTGAGCAATATAAGAATAAATGCGTTGAAAAGCTGTTACATTTGTGTTTCTAGAGCTGGTAGCAGAAGCACCATCTCCTCTTAATTGAGTATAAGAATAATTTGATCCAGTATCACCATTAAAAGTAAAATAAACAAAGCCATCGGATGTGATAAGTTGATGGCTTAAAACTACCCGTAAATCTGTATAAGCAGAAGAAATAGATGAAAACGTAATTGTTGCTGCTGCACTACCTAAAGTCGTGGTAGCGATTGGCTCGTATGTCGCTGGCATTTACGCTCCCTTGATTCCGTATAGTGCAAAAGATGAAGATGAAGAAAAATTATCTCCGCCGTTGTTTAGGATACTGATTGAGGTAATTGCGGATGTATTTACCCACAAACCAGAAGCAAGCCATACTGTGCCACCTGTTGTGTTGTTTCTGTCAACCCCTGAGAAACTTCTAAAAGTTTTGTTCTGTGTCGTTGAAGCATAATTATGCACATCTAAAATCATTGTTCCAAAGATGTTTGCTGCATAACCAGAATCTGCATATTGACCAATAAATGCAGAAGAAGCAGATGCTGCCCCAGCGGCAGAAGCGGCTGAGCCATCTCCTTGTAAATAATGATAGGCATAATTATTGCCTGTGTCTCCATTAACGCGAACGCGGAAAATTAAAGGATCTGTTCCGCCGTTGGCTGTGCCTCTTGCATTTACTCTAATTTGCAATGAGGCGTATGTGGATGGGATAGAACTGAAAGTTACAGTGTTACTAGAACCACTAGGGATGACAGTAGCAATAGACTCGTAAGCCCCTGCACCACCTGCCGCACCACCGCTAGAGGCAATAATCCCAATAAGAGAAGTAAGCATTATGCAACTGCACCGACTACAACCCATGAGTTAGCAGCGATCTTGATGCAAGCTGCTGACTTATAACGAGCTAAGACTGGCTGTGCTAGGACTGCACCTGCGCTAACGACTGTAGTAGTGCCAGAAGTTACAGCGTTGATAGTAGTTACTCCCACGCCCTTCTGATAAACAAGCAAGGTAGTGCCGATAGGAAAGTTATATGTGGCATCTGTTGGAATGCGGAAAGTATTAGCTGAGGCGTTGTCCATGGTGCAGATAGAGTTAAGACCATCTGCCTTGACTGCTGTGTACGTAGTGCCAGTCTGTGCGTTGACCACCATGCCAGCAAAGACTGTATCGATGTCCTGACCAAGTAGGGCAATCGCCGTTGCCCCGTCTTTTACGAGGTCGCTCGATTGTGGAATGTCAAAGCCAAAATTCGTAGTTACAGTGGCCATTAGGTTAGTGCTCCGATCGCGTTAGTCCATGTAAGTGTACCATTCACCTCAGTCCAAATGAGGTCGACAGGCGTAATTGTCTGCCATTGTAAAAGACTCAGCGAGAATGGTGTAGCTGAAATATAAAGGGTAAGGTCAACGAAAGTAGGCGTAGCATTCATTACTACATTCTCAACGAAACCACCAAAAGAGCCATCAAGCATATTGCTTGGTAAGTTTTGGATCAGAACAGGCTGACCAAAAAAGACCCCGATAAGGCGGTCAAGTAAAACGCTAGGCATGTCTGGGTTATCTAGTCTAAAGGTAATCGTTTCCAGAGAGCCTCTAGGGGTAGCACGAAGGCTAAGTTCTCTAGCGGCGATGTCATCAATGTCAGTTGAATTCTTAATGTTTGACTCATAGGAACGCTCATAAAGCCCATAAGTGGCAATCGAGTTACTATCAGAAGCTGTGTAGGTTGATGCATATCCCGTTGAATAGCGATAGATAAGACTGTTGCGGATGCGAGAAGTCTGTGTAGTTGAGCGAATAGTGCTAGGAGCTGCATAAGAAGAATCTAGATTTGTGTAGCCGTTAGCGACAAGATAAGTAGAACGATGATCTGCATCGGCATAATCGACTTTGCCTGATTTGGTCTCAAATATTTGACCTAGTGCGCTATTGGCTATCTGGTCTGCGAGTGTGTTTGATCGAGCAGATGCAGAAGCTGCAAGTGCAATCATGGTGTAAAAACCAGCATCGATTTCGCCTACGCTGGTTTCAGCGTTAGCCCATGTAGTAGTTGCTGGGTATGTTGCCCATGTTAATGTAGGTAATACTTCTGACCACGGCAAGGAAAGGGCTGAGCCAAGGATAGCGGCGATTTGCGCCCCGTCTAAGCCTTCTGCTAAGGCTGTGTTGTAAACAGCCTTGGTGAGCCTTGCAAGGCTTCCTACGCCTAGGACTGTGCCTGTAGTGATAAAGCCAGTTTCCTCTGGGCTTCTAACTCCGATGGAGAAGTCCGAAACCTCACCACCGAATACAGTTACATAAGTCCCAGATGAATTCTTAAGCTCTAAAGTAATTGCTTCTGAGACATTGATAGTAAAAGGCGAACCATCGGTATTGATGATCTGTACTCGGCAGTAGCCAGCAGTAGGCTGGCGATCGATATCTAAACGACCAGATGCAAAAGATACTGCTGTGACATTTGTATAGACATCATCATTAATGGTCACGCGCCATTGTGGGAGCCAAGGCATTACTCAAACCCTAGAACATCTACTGTGCCACGATTACCAGCCTGGCGAATAATCTCTACGACCTTTTCTGCCACAGCGTTAGGATCAGTAAACGGATCGCCTGAAACAGTAACTTCTATCTTAGTTGTTCCACCTGTGCCGACATTTGTTCCACCTACTGAGGCACTTGCCGCTGCTGCCGCTGCTGCCGCTGCTGCTGCTTCCGAAGCGACCTTAGCAAGGTTGCCAGCCGTGTATTCATTAGCACCTGTTAACAGCGCAGCTTGAGCTGCGGCTGCTGTAGCATCCATAAGCTCTTTGTAAGCTGCGGCTTCTTCTGCTAAACGCTTCTTGAGTGCTTCTAATTGCTCTGCACCTTGAGTTTGTAAAGCTTCTGATCCTGCCTTGCTTTGAGCAAGTAATGCATCTTGACTTGCTTTAAGTGCGGCTGCTTGATCTGCTGCCGCCTTACTTGCTGCGGCTGCTGCCGATCCGTATGCTCCAGCAATCGCTGCTGCGTTCGCTGCTGCATCTGCTGCGGCTGCGCCCTGTGCTGCATAACGAGCACCTGACAAAGCCTGTGCAAGACTTGCACCTGCTTCTATGCCAGCCTTTAATGAAGCCTGTGCCACAGTATTAGTTAACTCGATTGCTTCCTTGACATAGTCTGCCCACTTAGCAAAAGGATTAGCCGCTTCGCTTGCCTTGATAGCAGCAAGAGCATCTGCTAATTCTTTAGTCTTTGTTTGAGCAACTTCTAACGCCTTCTGATACTTGTCAACATCAGTTATGTTCTCATCGACAATAGCCTTCATGAGCTTTAGGCGGATTTCATCTTCTGCTGAGATTTTACCCTTTAGAGCAGCCTCAATCTGGATCTTTTGTAAATCAAAGGTTGCTCTAGCCTTGGCTAGTTTAAGGCTTTCTTTGTTAACCTTGAGAGTCTCTTTTGCTACTTTTGTTTGTGCCGTCTGAGTCTTAGGAAATTGTCTTGTTAAATCCGAAGGAGGCCCCTGTGGAAATCCACCTTGCGAACTAGCACGAGAATTTGAGCCTATCTTTTCTAATAGGCGTAAATAAGAAATATCGTAAAGAACACTAAAGTCAGGCATACCCGGAAGTTGCTTTAATTTATTAATCAAAACACCAACACCGCGAATAATATCGCCTGTTCGTTGTGCGACTCTTTCCATCGATGCTGCTAGATCATCAACAGAATTTTCATCTCCCAATCCTTTGAGAGCATCGATTAAACTTGTACCAATAATTTCTGAGACATTGGCAGAAGCAACACCCAACTTATCCATTGATCCTTGGAAAGTGTTAGCCGCTGCTGTGGCTGAACCCTTAAAGGTATCCTGTAAATCTGTTGTAATTTCGTAGAATGACTTAGCCTTAAGATCTGCCTTTGAGATACCTACGCCTAAACGACTGAGTGCTGTGTTATTACCCAAATATGCACGACTTAATGCTGTGGTGACAGAGCCTAAGTCTTTACCTGTTGCAGCACTTATGTCTAAAGAAAGATTAAGAAGTCTCTGTGCTTCTGCTGTGTCGCGTGTAGCGATAGCCAATGCCTGATAAGCAGGGCGAAGAAGATCATCGACAATTCCGAACTCACTTTGTAAGCGTTGGATGAGTGCTTCTGATGTAGCAGCATCGCGCTCAAGTCCTACATTCTTTAAGGCTAGGGCTAACTGTTGCTGTGCTTTTTCATCTGCGGCTGCTGCCTTTACAGAGGCTTTGCTGTAAGCAAGAACCGCTGTTGCACTAAATGCAAGACCAAAAGCACCAGCTAATTTCTTAACATTCTTACTAAGTTTCTCTGTTGCGTTATCAGCTTGCTGAAAGGCTTTTTTACCTGTGAACTCCGAGGCAATATCAATCATTACATTAGCCATGAGTTACACCTTTGCTCTCGCGTTAAGTTTGTCCGATGCGCCCTTGATTGCTTTCAGGACTGCATCTCTAGCCTTGCCATTGTTTTCTTCGTATGCTCTAAACAATGCGCGACCTTCCATCTTCTGATCGCCTTTCATTTGAGAGCTGTACTTATCATTTTGATTCTGTACAAAGCGACTTTGTGGAGTCTTACGCCCCATAGTTTCGTAAATTGCTCCAGCGGCACTTTTGTTAAATACGCGAGCAAGAGATCTAAAGCCTCTGCGATTTGGCTTCGATGGTGTTGTCTTGTAGCCAATACCCTGCTTAACTATGCGAGCATTGTAAGAAGGAAAGCGAGCGGTTGAACCTTCGCGAGCCAGCCATCCGCTTAGAACTTGTCCGTCATCTGGCAAGTAACCTTTAGCGGATCTAGTAATCGGCTTAAGTGCTGCGCCAATTTCTTTAGGCAATGCCTTGGCTAGATCTGGGCTGAACTTACGAAGTGCTCTGCGAAGCTCAACGCCGCCTTTGACTGTTGCTGGCATCTCGTTGCTCCTTCGCTTCGTCTGTAAGACCTTGGAATAATGCATTGAGCATTGTTCGATCTAGCTCTAATAATTGCTGTGGCGCGATCCCTAACCTAATGCTTAGCCTAGCGATTAGGTAGGTGAACGGAAGATCGCGCTTTAAGCTAAAGGGTCTGAGTCCTCCACAGTTACGCTTTTGAGCGTTTCTATGAAGTCAATCCCAAAAGGCTTAACAGATTCACCTGATCTGCGTGTGACTTCCCATGCTAACCAATAGACGTCGCTCTGCTTTTCTTCATCGCGAAACGCCTTATGGAAGCCCTTTTTAGCGTACTGCTCGAACGAATACTCCACGGCTGGAGTGATCTCGCCTTCTAGTACGCTTCCATCTGTACGAACTATCTTTAGTTTTGCCATGGTTTGCCCCTTTGTTTAATTGTTTAGAATGTGCCTGTTGATGCTACTGCAACTGTTGAGTTAGCAGTAAATGTGATTGATTGTGTGCCAATATCGCCAACAGCACCATTGATGTCTGTTGTGTTATTGACTAGCAATGAGACTGTGTAAAGAGGGTTAGTCGCTGAAACTATTGTTCCCTTTGTCTGTAGGAATACTGCGGTTACAGTTGTTCCCCATGCTGCCTGTAGTGTTGCCAATACATTCGCTGATGCTGTGTCATTTAGGAAATCGATTGTTACAGTTGATGACTCTAGACCCTTAACAAACTTATGAGAGTTATCTCCCATAGCCGTTACTTCTAGCTCATCAAATACGCGATTGATTGTTACTGCTGTTACATGGTCTGAAAGATCGACTGAGTTAATCTTCACACCTACATTGTTATTTAGAAATACAGCCATGAGATTATTCCTCGTCCTTCTTAGTAGTTACTGGCTTTG